ACACTTTGACGATTTATATAACCAGTCAGAAGATGATTATTTCCAAAGACTAAACGAATTAAGTTACGGTACAGAATTTATAGGCGATCCATTTATTCCGGTAATAGAAGGTAATGTGTTTTCTGAAGCAGGATTCAACTGTAACGTTAGCGTAGGTGAAGTTCCTACTCCTGTAAAAGTTTTTAAATTGCCTGCTGATAGCACAAAAGCATATAACATAAATTATTGGTATAACAGTACAGCATACAACGCATTACGTTCAGGAACACTGTCAGTAGTAGTTGATATGAATACAGAAAATCTACAAATTGTAGATGAATACGATTATGTAGGCGATTTTGTTTACAAAGATAGACTGGTGTTCAATGCAGTATTAGAAAATTTAGGCGGCGGCGGTAACGACACACTTGCAGTTACAGTCCAAAATACAGCCTTAGGTGATGACGCAAATATAAAATTCACAGTACTAACAAAGTCGTAAATGTTTTCAAAAATAAAGTACGAAGATCGTTTGTCCCAATATGCAAATTTTCGCTCTTCTTTAGAATCGTCGCCTGATCCTTTACAAGACCTTATAGATAACTATGAAAATGCACCGACTGTGTCCATAAACTGTGACCCCTGGGATCCTAACACTTGGCCTACTGCTTGGGAACTTATTTCAGAAAATGAGTATTGTGAGTATTGCAAAATCTTAGGAATGTGTTATACTTTACAATTAACAGATAAGTTTAAGGACGAGCAATTTGAGATACATATCTGTATAGACAGGTCGAATAACGACAGGATGTATCTTCTATTTGTTGGTGACAGAGTTTTAGGCTATTATTACAATGCTCATATACACAAAAATGAGCTGCCCGAAAGCATTATTTCTGAAACCATACACCCTATGCCTGCCTTACACTAAATAGACTAGAACCAGACACAGAATTGGAGGAATGATGTCCAACGGGATACAAATTTTAAAGCGAGATGGTAATAAAGAACACCTCAATATTGATAAAATTCACAAAGTAGTTGAACACGCCTGCGAAGGACTTGCAGGAGTTAGTAGTTCACAAATCGAAATGAATGCCAACTTACAATTTTATGATGGCATGACCACAAAAGAAATACAAGAAGTTTTAGTTAGATCGGCTAACGATCTAATCAGTCTCGACACACCTAACTATCAGTATGCGGCAGCAAGACTGTTGAGTTATTCTGTTAACAAAGAAGTGTTTGGTAGATATGAACCTATTGGTTTGTCAGACATGATTGAAAAAAATATAGAACGTAAAGTCTATAGCAAAAATATTCTTAAAAAATATACCAAAGAAGAAATAGATACTTTAGATTCGTATATTCGACACAAGCGAGATGAGAACTTTACTTACGCTGGTATGAGACAGGTTGTTGATAAGTATTTGTGTCAGGATAGAAGCACTGGCCAATTGTTTGAAACTCCGCAATTTATGTACATGATGATTGCCGCAACATTGTTTGCTAACTATCCAAAAGAAGAAAGGCTACATTATGTAAGGAGATATTATGATGCGACCTCATTATTTAAGATCAACATCCCCACACCCGTTATGGCTGGTGTTAGGACTCCTGTACGCCAGTTTGCTAGTTGCGTACTTGTTGACAGCGACGATACTTTGGACAGTATCTTTGCCAGTGACATGGCTATTGGACGTTATACAGCACAAAGAGCCGGCATTGGAATCAACGCAGGTAGAATCCGTGCAGTTAACTCAAAAATCAGAGGCGGAGAAGTAGCACACACAGGTGTTATTCCTTTCTTAAAGAAGTTCGAAAGCACAGTTAGATGCTGTACACAAAACGGTGTACGTGGCGGCTCAGCAACTGTTCATTTTCCGTTTTGGCATTTAGAAATTGAAGACATCCTTGTGTTAAAAAACAACAAAGGTACAGAAGACAACCGTGTACGCAAACTAGACTACAGCATACAGTTAAACAAAACTATGTATGAACGTCTACTAAGTGGTGGAGATATTACTCTTTTCTCGCCACACGAAGTTCCTGGACTATACGAAGCATATTTTGGTGATCCAGAGAAATTCAAAGAGCTGTATGAAGCAGCCGAAAGAAAGACCAGTATAAAGAAAAAGACTATTCCAGCAATGGAACTATTTTCTGATCTTATCAAAGAACGTGCAGAAACAGGACGTATCTACATTATGAATGTAGATCATGCTAACACACATAGCTCATTCAAAGACTCTGTGTTTATGAGTAACCTTTGTCAAGAGATTACACTGCCTACAGATCCACTACAGCACATTGATGGCGAAGGCGAAATTGCACTATGTATTCTAAGTGCTATTAATGTAGGCATAATTAAAGATGTAAAAGACCTAGAAGAACTATGCGACCTTGCTGTTAGAGCGTTGGAAGAAATTATTGATTATCAAAAATATCCAGTTGGAGCAGCCGAGCGTAGCACAAAGGCAAGAAGGTCTCTCGGAGTTGGGTATATAGGTTTAGCACATTATCTTGCTAAACATCATGCAAAGTATGAAGATCCAAAAAGTTGGAAATTAGTACACGAACTTACAGAAGCCTTTCAATATTATCTATTAAAAGCATCAAACACTCTTGCAAAAGAAAGGGGTGCTTGTGATTACTTTAATCGTACAAAATATTCAGACGGCTTGTTACCAATTGATCACTACAAAAAAGATCTTGACGATGTTGTAGATGTGAAGTTACAATATGATTGGGAAGCATTAAGAGCAGATATAAAAGAACATGGACTACGTCACTCTACCCTATCTGCACAAATGCCAAGCGAAAGTTCAAGCGTAGTATCTAATGCTACAAATGGAATTGAACCACCGCGTGGATATTTAAGTGTTAAGAAATCAAAGAAAGGACCTTTAAAACAAATTGTTCCACAATATCAAACACTTAAAAATCACTACACATTGTTATGGGATATGCCTAGCAATGAAGGTTACATAAACATTGTAGGAGTTATGCAGAAGTTTTTTGATCAAAGCATTTCAGGCAACTGGAGTTACAACCCAACACAGTTTGAAAATAACGAAGTGCCAATGAGTGTTATGTTTAATGATTTGCTTACAACATACAAGTTAGGTTGGAAAACATCATATTATCAGAACACTTATGATTACAAAACTGACGACGACATAGTAGATGAACCGATAGAAATAAATACTCAATCACAACAGGAATTACCGGAACAGGACGCAGAAGATTGCGAAGCCTGTGCAATTTAAAACAAGGACAAAATTATGGGACGCACAGTTTTTAACAGAGATAAAGTAGATTTTACAAAGCAAAATATGTTTTTTGGTAAAGCCGGTAATACACAGAGATATGATGTGTTTAAATTTCCTGTTTTTGATAAACTTAATCAAACCATGCTTGGCTACTTTTGGCGTCCTGAAGAAGTAAGTTTACAAAAAGATCGTGCTGATTATGAAACTTTTCGTCCAGAACAGAAACATATTTTTACAAGTAATCTAAAGTACCAAACACTGCTAGACAGTGTACAAGGACGCGGACCGTGTCTAGCATTTTTGCCTCACGTAAGTATTCCTGAACTAGAAGGGTGCATTGTTACTTGGGACTTCTTTGAAACTATTCACTCACGTTCATATACTCATATTATGAAGAATGTATATTCGGACCCAAGTGAAGTATTTGATACAATTCTAGATGATCAAGAAATTATAGAACGTGCTAAGTCAGTTACAAAAAACTATGATGCTTTTACAGATGCGGCTGACAAATTCTTTTACCAAAAGAAAGGCAATATGCATGATGTGAAAAAGAAACTGTTCCTTGCTATGATGAATGTTAATATACTAGAAGGTTTGCGTTTCTATGTATCGTTTGCTTGTACGTTTGCATTTGGCGAGCTTAAATTAATGGAAGGTAGTGCTAAAATTATTTCGTTGATTGCTAGAGACGAGGCACAGCATCTTGCAATTAGTACTCACATCTTAAAAAACTGGATGAATAAAAAAGACGATCCAGAAATGGTAAAGATTGCAAAAGAGTGCGAAGAAGAAGTTTACGCTATGTGGCGCGAGTGCGTAGAAGAAGAAAAGCGTTGGGCCAAGTACCTATTTAAAGACGGCTCTATTATTGGTTTGAACGAAACACTGTTAGGCAAGTATGTAGAATACATTGCAAATAGAAGACTCAAAGCACTAGGGTACGATACTATATTTGAAGCACCTGTAAACACAAACCCTTTACCTTGGACACAGCATTGGCTTTCTAGTTCAGGTGTGCAAGTAGCACCTCAAGAAACAGAAGTAGAAAGTTATATTATAGGCGGTATCAAACAAGACGTTGATAAAAACGTACTCAGCGGGTTTAAATTATAAGTGGAACTTGCTCTTTTAACAGCATTTATAATTAAACATTTTGTAATCGATTACTGTTTACAAACCTCCTACATGATACAGCATAAAGGCACGTACGGTGCTTGGGGAGGTATTTGGCATTCACTTCAACATGGTATAGGGTCAGGAGTTATATACTTGACAGTAGGCATACTTCCTGCTATACTAGCTTTAATAATTGATTATATTGTGCATTATCACATTGATTATGTAAAAAGTAATCTGTGGAAGTTGTATAACTTTGAAAAAACTGATAGAGGGTTTTGGGTTATACACGGAATAGATCAACTTTTACATTATCTAACTTATGTAGCAATTTATGTGCTAATAAGTCATTATTACGCAATATAACCTAAAAAAAGCATAATTAATAGTATAGGAGATAAAATGAAAGTAGAAATTTACAGTAAGCCGGCCTGCCCTTTTTGTGTACAAGCAAAAAACCTAGCCGAATCAAAAGGATTTGATTACACTTACAAAATGCTCGATGAAGATTTCACTAGAGACGAACTGTTTGAAATCTTTCCAGAAGCAAGAACTTTCCCACAAATTATTGTTGACGGAAACAAGATTGGTGGCTTCACAGAGTTTCAAAAACTAGTAGGATAAAACTATGCCATTTGCCGCAATCAAAACTGATAAAATTGATGGAGCCGACCGTATAACACCGAGCACCTCAGACATTTTTATAAATGATAAATTGGCTATTCTTAACGGCGATGCTGTTTCCAGTCACGGAAGTCATGGCAGCACTACTATACAAGTTATCCACGGAACTAATACTTTTGGTAACGGCAAATTAATGGCTAGTCTTGCTGACAGAGCAGCCTGTGGTCACAACATCACCAAAGGCCCGAGCAATAGAGAAGATGTAACAATTGAAACATAGGATATAAAATGTTATTAGAAACACCATACAAAGAAAACGATATAGTAAGCATAAAACTTAGCACAGGCGATGAAATTGTAGGCAAAATGTTATCAGAAGATGACAATCAAATTGTACTCAGTAAACCACTTGCTCTAACTGCCACACAACAGGGCATGGGTTTAGTGCCTTTTATGTTTACTGTAGATCAAGAATCAAAGTTTCCTTTTTCTAAAAAATTAGTTTTAATTGTAATGAAAACAGAAAAGGAAATGGCATCTAACTACATTCAAAACACTACTGGATTAAGTCTAGTCAAGTAAAATGAAAACAATTCTGACAGACATTGACGGAGTAGTTTTCGACTGGGAAAGTTCTTTCCTAAAGTTTATGGATAGAAAAGGTTACACAGTTTTAAATCCTGATGTCTATAACATAGCAGAAATGTTTAATATTGACAAAGACAAAGGCAAAGAGTTAACTAGAGAATTTAATGAATCGGGCACTATTGGTTATTTAAAACCTTTACGTGATTCAAAAAGATATGTTAAATCTCTAATAGAAAAAGGTTTTGAATTCCAGGGTATCACCAGTTTGTCAACAAATGAATTTGCTGGCAGACTACGTAGATACAACTTGGACAACGAGTTTGGTTCTGATTTTAACTGTACCTGTTTAGACACAGGAGCAGATAAAGATGAAGAACTAAAAAAATATTCACCCGGCCACTGGTGGATTGAGGATAAACCTGCTAATTGTGAAGCAGGACTATCCGCTGGTCACAAGGTAATACTGGTTGATCATTTGTACAATAGATCGTACAATAATAAGGACGTGATTCGAGTTCAATCATGGAAAGAGATTCACGATATTATTTTAGGAGAATAAAATGACTTTACACGAAGAAATAGTACAAGCGTTTAACAACTATCTCAAAGAAGCAGAAACTTTTGATGAGAAAGGTGTTAAGGCTGCGGCTACTCGTGCTCGTAAAGCACTTGGCGATTTAGGTAAATTAACTAAAGATCGCAGAAAAGAAATCATAGAAAAGAAAAACGCTATGTAAGGTATATTGCCAGCACCCAGTGCTGGCACTATATTTCAAGGTATCTATGTGGACATATCTAAAGAAACTAAAGAATATTTCAAACAAAAAAGTAAAAGATTTTCAAAATATCAAGACAGCAAAAACGTTGCCCTTGAATTTATTACAGAACATCATATAACAGAACCTGATCTTTGTGTATTTCTAATGGTAGGTTCAATTTTATGGACCTCAGCACAACTACAAGAATCCTTACAAGAGGAAGAACTCTGTCGATTATTAGGCATTGAC